TATTGTTCCGGCGACGCGGCCCGCATGGGCGCGGCCCTGACCCTGTGCGGCGAAGAGGAGGGCGGTTATGCGCAATGAGAAGTTCGATCCGATTGAGGCGTTGTATAAGGACGCGGAAGCCCTGCGCGAGATTGCCGGAAAGTACCGTGAGGAAAAGGTCGGCCTCGCCTCCCTCCTGTCGATGGTGGCCGATGACGTGGCCGATTGCGCCGCCATGCTGGATGATACGGAAGGGAAGCGGGAAGACGGCGGCGTCATAGGATAGAAACAGGGGAAGTACCCCGGAGGAATATATGGTAAGGTATTACTATGCGGCTTTCATCCCGGATGAGGAAAGCGGATTCTCGATTTTTTGCCCGGATTTCCCCGAAGTGGCGTCACAGGGCGAAACCGTGGAGGAGTGTATAGACATGGCGGCGGAAGCTATCGCCTTGAGCGTGGAAGAGTACGTCAAGGCCCGCAAGCCCCTGCCGGAACCTTGCAGGCTTGAAGAGGCCCGCCGCAGGATTGAAAAGGAACTTGCGGAACTGGAAGCTCCTGCCGCAGGGGAAATCCTCTATCAGCTCATCTCCGCCCCAATCGTGGATCTGTCCTCCGGCGCTTCCTGCTGACACAAAACGGCCCCGCACCATGCCGCTGCGGGGCCGTTCTCTACGCCATGCCCTCGAAGAGGAGCTGTACCTGCTTTCGTGAGTTCGTTTTCCTCAGCTTCTCCCGGATCGGTTTCGGGAGGTCAAAGGCGGAGGGCGACAGCGTGTGGCTGTAGGCCAGCGTCGAGACGAAGCTGTGCGCGCATTCCGGATTGAGGCAGACGCAGTACAGCCGTGACAGGATATTTGAAATTTCCGTGCGGGATGAAATGGTGCAGATGTGCCCACATGCCGGACAGTAAACTCTCATGATTTCCCCCTGAATCGTTGGTAAGTATAGGGGGATTCTGCCTAACTCGCTACTGATTTTCCTCCCCTTGCGTATCCGTAAACCCGATATGCAGGGCGGGCGGCAGCGCCTCGTTGATCTCGAGCAGGACTTCCCGGATGGGCATGACCTCGTTGCGGAAATACACGGCGTCGATCTTGGTGATGTCCCCGAACCCCGTCATGTTCTGCGGGATGATCGAGGCCATCGCGGGCGGGATGCGGTGCGCGGCTATGATGTCGTCACGGCTGATGCTCTTGATCCGTTCCAGTTCGTCCTTGGTGGAGAAGTCCCCCACGGGGACGATCTGCACGTCCTTTTCCCGGCCGTTCGGGATATGCAGGAACATGTTCCTGAAGTTGCCCACGCCCCGGGCGTTCTGAACGGCGTTCTTGATCGCGTCCTGTTGCGCCTGTTCGAGCTGCGCGCTCGAAGAGTAGAAGATATACCCGACATGCGCGCCGTTCTTGTAGTAACGCCGCCGGAAAAGGGTAGCGTCCTCGTTGAGCAGCATGGACTGGATCGCGCCGAGGTAGCCGGGCAGCCCGTAGATTGTCTGGCTCACGTCATAGTTTTTCAGGTGCAGCACCTCCCCCGGCCCGAACTCGTGGAACTGCCCGGAAGGGAGCAGGAGCCCGTATCTGTCCGGCTCCTTCATCCGGCGCATGTTGATCGCGGGCAGGTGCCGCATCTTCACCGTTTCCCCGAGCCAGTTACGCGAGAGGAGCAGATAGGCGTTGGCG